TATGTATTCACAGGATGGCTGCATAATATTAGTAAATGGGTCAGAGAGCTGGTGGGTCAGTGTAAGAGATGTAAGGTTACTGACAGCTACTATGCCCTCTGGTCTATCAGTTAATACGCTTATACCGTTAGGCAGGTCTATCCCACAGGCTCGCACTGTGCCTATACAATCATCGATAGGCGTAATATATAGAGAAGGTGACTATAAGCCCATATTCTTCTTATCTATAAGAGAATGGAGTAATATATTCATTCTTGCTACATACGAGAATGATAATTACCTAGTAGCTAAAGAGGAGATTGGCCGAATTGAGTACTATTAAACCATGGCAAGAACTAGTAGCAGAACAGCGGCGGCTCAACCCCGCGCGGCCTTATCAGCCGCAGGCAGGTCTATTTGAGTATAAGGGCCTAGATGCACTAGTCATAGAGGCAGAGAGTTATACATGGGTAGGAATCCAGTGGCTGGGCGGTGATTTATGGGGCCGTCGCGGCTGGCAGGAGATAGCCGTATTTGTAAGAATAGATGGCCAGAGCTGGCCCAATAGGCGATACATCTACTTACCAGTAGATTTAGTAGAGCATCTCCTGCCGTATATACCAATGGTAGATGGTGGTTATACACTACGTTATCCCTCAGCGGATGATCTAGTACCTATATTCAGTGGTAGGGTGGTGTTGTTAAATAGTCAGGGTATACACCCCCTATTACCCGGCTGGGTATGGACTGGGCGAGTGATATGGCCTTACTATGAATATCAGCACGTATCAGGTAATATAGCACCGCCTGATACTCTCCAGTGGAGTAGATTAAGACCTACTAATCTACTAGATCCCCTTGGTCCACCAAGCGTAGAGCAGATGACGCGTACACTACCTAATCTAGTAGGTGAGTTACCCACTAGATTAGAGGAACCCTGGATAGGAACGTATACGGGCTGGTCTACTATTAATTATGGTGAGGAGACGACGCTATATCAATATAGAGCCCAGACTCAGGAATTATTCCTACTAGATAGCCCCCCATTATTAGATAGTATTTTATACAAACAGCAGTGGTTAAATGATAGGGTGCGCCTCAGCCATAGTATTGTACAGGGCGTAGTTATACAGCAGACAGTAACAGCAACATTGAGATTATGGTAACTAAGCTAGATCTAGTTAAGGATAGAGCTATTATACGAGGGGCCCTCTGGGATCTACTGACTATACTACGTCAGGGAGACCTAACAGCACTGCAGTGCCGGGGCCAGATACGAGATGGAGAGGATGGTGAGTTATTTGCTAACTTTGAGTTTGAGCCTCTAACTACAGTAGATATAGATGGAGTGATCTACACACGTATTAAACCCTATCTAGGTGCCACACGTACTAAGCAGATACCTACTACAGCACCGCGTCAGACATGGTTCTATGATATAGAGTTATATGACCCTCTCGATGATGATATAGTATATAGAATCATCGACGGCGCTGTAGAGAGCCGCCTAAACATAACACTACCTTAACATGTACACAAGAGCACTATTCTCCTTCCTACTATCTCAGATTAATACTAATCTAGTAGTCATTCTAATCAATCGACCCCAATTAGGTATAGGTACTGTATTAACCCCCGCTGAGATAGATGCCCGTCTGAATATCACTATGGCTCAAGCAGCTCTCTGGGAGATTAGTAGTTATAGTAGATTCATTGTTACTACCCCAATCATCACTATCCCAACGCGTACAGCACCCACTGCTAGTTTGGTTGCTACTGCTACATTCACGCCATCAGGGGGGCCGATAGGGCCCTTCACTCATGCATTGGTAGTACGGGGGGCTAACCTAACTGGTGCCAGTCCAGCTAATGGTAATAACCGCGGTAGTAACGTGGGTACTGTAGTGCACATAGAAACCGTAGTTAGCGCACCACTCTCGGTAGCACCACCTGCAGTATACAATTGCACTATCAATTTACTGCTCAACGAGCAGACATGACCCCTATAGCTGCGACTTAGTAGAGAGGCCAGCAGGGTATAGTTCTATGGCCTCTTCGACTGCTAGTGTCATTCATTTCCATATCCTCAATACTAAGCATAGTACTAATCACTACACGAGCTGTGCTATAATCTAAAGTCAACTACATGCGCGGTGCCTGCTATTGACCGCATAGTGAGGGGCATACTACTAAAGCGTCGCTGTCTAAACTCATTATTCATTGTGATTAACCTCGAGTCATTAATTAGAACACGGGCCCCTGCACTATTAGGGGCTCTGCCACTATTAGATTGGTGGATAATACAATTACTCAGTAGTACTGATTACCCTGTCGTAGTTCTCAATAGGGATATACACTCTGTTAGAGTGCCCGCTCCCTACGACATGATAGATAGTAGGGGTAATTTTATCATGCGCTCAGAATTAGATAGCTGGGGTCTAGAACCACTGCAGAGAGCCATCCTCTCTACTAAGGCGGAGGGTAGTATAAGCGCATACATACTACGGTCAGCCAGTTCTAGTACTATTATAATCTACACTGCATTCTCTCGAGACAATAGTCTAGATCAAGAGGTACAATTAGAGGTCCCGCAGAATACAACGGTAGCGACTATCCGCTTCAATTCAACTGTGCCCTGGACACTACGCTATGTAGAATCGCCCCCCCGCTTAGAGGTACCAATACCAGACGAGTACATAGAGCTAGAGATAGACGCGGGCCCCTATATTATGAGTACCATATCATCTATATATCTGAATCCATCACTACCAGTAAACACAATATCGGGCCCTGCCGCAATACACATGATACCCCAAGGTGACGTATTCTATGTTGCTATAGATGAGGATCCTAATTTAGTCAAGGCCATACAACCTGACATATACATAACAGAATACACAGAGACTAAGAATATGTATATGGAGGTGACACTTGGTGCGTAAACGTAAGCTGGATCCAATAGAACTATTCGATGAGTTAGCGTATGAAGGCCTAGCTCAGGTTAAGACTGGCCACGTTATAGGTATAGTTGAATTTGCAGAGCAGTATCTACTGGCCCCCGGCGATACATTATTCCCGCCTCAGAGAGCTATACTGCGCGCTCTCTATAATGAGCCCCTAGCAGGGGATGAGCTAGATATACTACAACGATGGGCTGAGCAAGATGTAACTACCTGGGTACCAGACCGCTCCTACGTTAACATGGTACTAGAGTGCGGGCGACGAGGAGGTAAGAGCGTGCTAGCGAGTATATGCGTGCTCTATGAATTCTATTGCCTTATCAACCTAGATAACCCAGCTAAGCACTATGGTCTACTGAGTGGGTCCCCTATAGCTATATTTGTTATAGCGCGAAGCGGGGCCCAGGTCAATGAGACGCTATTCGGCGCAATCAGGGGCTACGCTAGCCAGAGCGCGTACTTCAAGGGGCTAGTGAACAGTGGTCAGATAGAGATACTCACGCAGGAGATACGTTGCCCGGCTAAGAATATAGCCATCTACGCTAAACACACTAACTCGCAGTCTCTAGTAGGTTATTCTCTTAAGATGTTAGTTCTAGATGAGGCGGCCCGCTTCGAGTATAACGAGCTAGGGGAATCGAAGGCAGATGATATATGGAGTAACGTAGCTAAGGGGCTCAGTACCTTCGGTGATAAAGGTAAGAAGATAGCCATCAGTTCTGCTTGGGGTGAGGGGGACTACATACAGAATCTCTATAAGGTAGCGACACGCGATGCGCGCATGGTGGCATTCCGTCTACGCACCTGGGATATCAATCTACGACCAGAGGTCAGTGAGTATAGCCTTAAGAATAGTGAGGACTACATACGCGATCCCGTGACAGCAGCTCTGGAGTATGAGGGCATACGCTCTAGTAGGCACGGCTCCTTCTTCCAGAAGGAGTATATAGAGGAGGCAGTTAAGGGTCTCTCTTGTCTGGATGCGCGTTCTATACCACTGGATATAACCAATGGGGATGATATACGCTATTACGTATCACTGCAGATAAATAGACTAGAGAGACTCAGTGAGGGCCGCTCCTATCTACACGTAGACTACGGGCTCAAGAAGGATAGTGCCGCTATTGCCTTCGTAAGGAGCACTAAGCTAGAGGATGGTAGATGGGGTGTCATAGTAGATGGTCTACTAGTGTGGAAGCCCTATAGTGATAGAGATGATAAGGGGAGGGGCATACAGCGTATAGTCTCCTACCTAGATATAGAGGAGAAGTTAGTGCAGATATGTCAGGCCCGCAATATTAATCTCTGCTCATTTGACTCATACCAATCTCAGTCCACTATACAGCGACTACACGCTCACGGCATACGCTCTACTGAGATGAGTACCACTAATACAGCGCAGCTGAGTTACTATAACCTAACGCGACAACTACTCAATGAGGGGCGGCTGATACTACCTCGCGATAGTATCTGGACGCATAGTCTGATG